AGTGGGGAGCGCTGCTCGCCACGTCCTTGTTCGGGAACTGTCCCCGCTGGCTCAAGGCGTACGCCTCGGCAGCCGTGAACGACGGGAACGACAGCCACCCGGAGAGGGTGATCGTCAGGTCAGGCATGCTTCCTCCTCAGGAAGACTCGATGGGTTGGGACACTGGCCCCCATCCCGCAGCAGCACGCCGCTAGGGATTCGGTGTGCATCTACGTGGATGGGGACCAGTGGTCTTACATGCAGCAGTAGTTGTCTGCTGCGACGAGCAGCGGCCGGACATCCTTGGCCAGCACGCCGACCACCTCGGAGAGGTAGGTCTGCCGGTTGACCAGGCTGATGTCGAACAGCTGCTCGATCGTTCCGCTGATCCGGCTGAACGCCGTCTCCGCTGCGTACGAGGAGTCGTAGTCAGCGATCGTGACCACGACACCCCAGTCCTTGCTGTCGAACAGGCCGACGAGCGTCTCGTAGTGCGTGCCCGAGTACTCGGCCACGGACAGCACGGTGTCCACGTCGTACTCGCCCGGACCCCACACGGTGGTGGTGTCCGAGACGATGGCGAGGTGTGCGTTCGCCATGTAGGACATGGCCACCACGTCCTCGATGATGGCCCTGATCGTGGACTCGGACATCGAGCCACTCACGTCCAGCACCACCAGGTTGTCCGGCTGACGAGCGTGCGTGATCGTGGCCCGGTAGTCGCCGAGGATGGGACGCTTCGCGTTCACCATCATCATGGACTTGAACACCATCTGCCCCTCCTTGCCGGGCATGTGGCTGACCACGTCCTGCAGCTTGGCCGCCACGTCCTTGATGGACTTGGCGATGTCGATCTGCAGGGACTCCCACACCTCGGGCAGGATCTCACCCTTGGGCAGGTCGGCGTCATCGCTGAACCGGATGCTGCCCTCGTTGATGAGGTACTCGTAGCCCAGCTCCAGCAGGTAGGACTGGAGCTCGGTGCTGTGCTCACCACCCTGCTTCAGCAGGGCCTGTGCCACGGTGCTGTTGTGCGTCGCCGCCATCAGGTGGCTCAGCTGGACGGCATCGAGGTCGTACAGCTTGGCGAAGAACAGCACGGTCTCCGTGTCCGGAAGGATCTCCAGCAGCACGGACTTCACGAACCGGATCCCCGGCTTGACCTCGAGGATGTCAGTCCTCATCGTCGGTTACCTCCTTCATTGCGGCCATCATGTCGAGCAACTGGAGGTTGGTCTCGATGTTGATGGATTGGATGGGTGTCAACCGAGGGTTGCCCCTCAGCTTGAAGGCCGAGCGCTTGTACACCTCAGCCCACGGTGTCTTGCCGTCGAGCAGCAGGATGTACTGGTCCTTGCCCGACGTGTGGGCGGTGTGGTTGTTGACCTCGAGCAGCTCCTTCATGGCAGGAGACTTGACCTGCCTGAGCTGGGTCTGCCCGATCAGGTTGCGCAGGCTGGTGCCCTTGCTACCCGTGGTCTTCACCACCTTCGTGCCCTTCCCCTTGAAGGAGTCGAGCAGGTCGAACATCGGAAGCACCTCAGAGGTGAGGACGTTGTCCATCTCCGGGCTGTTCACCATCGCAGGCAGCAGGCCCAGGGAATCCACCAGGATCTGGGCCAGCCGCTTCTTCTCGCTCTTGCTCTTGCGAGGATCAGCGACCGGGATGTGCAGCAGCCTGTCCTCCAGTGCCTGGTCGTAGGCGACCACGCTGTTGGAGGCACCGATGATGAACACCTTGGGCAGGCGGTACGCACCAACCCTGCGACTGGTGAAGATGTCGAGCAGCCCCGAGTACACCTCGGGGAACCCGCGCAGGAACTCATCGAACAGCAGGATGTCGCCGTCCTTGAGCTGGGTCCAGAACGTGGCCGGCAACATGCGCAGGTGCATGTCGTCGTCCTTGCCGTGAGGCATCTGCACACCCTCCACCTCGAGAGGTGACAGGCGTGAGACGTTGATGATGTGCAGGTCCTTGCCGACCAGCTCGGCCAGCTGCTCGACGACCGTCGACTTGCCGCAGCCGGCAGGGCCCACGAGATGTGGCATGGGTGAGCGCACGTCATAGGCCAGGGCCATGACGTAGAGACGCATGATCTTCTCAAGCATGGCGCTCACGCTCCAGCTTGGCGACTGCCCGGTTCACGTACCACTGTGCCTTGCGCAGGTCCTCGAGCTCATCGCCCTTCAGCCCTGCACGGCAGAGGTACTTCACGGCGTTGCCCCGGCAGAAGTCCAACTGCTCGGTGATCTCGATCACCTCGACCGGGAACTTCGTGTAGTGCGGTGGGTGGTTGATCAGGTCAGCCATTGCTCCTCCTCAAGAGCGGCAGGGGTGGCCACCACCTGATGGTGGCAGCCACCCCTGACAGTGGTCAGTCCTGGATGGCGACGAGGATGTCGTCCCCCACCCAACGGAGCAGGTCGAAGCGACCCGCGTCGAGGATGTTGAGGATGATGCCGTCCGCGTCGAGCGGGACGCGCTCCTCGGCCACACCCTCGGTCGCCTCGGTGAGCACGACCGTGTCCCACTTCGAGCTGGGCTCGGCGAGCAGGGCCTTGGCGTCCTCGGCCGCCTTGATCAGCGGGCCGAACGTCTGCTGCACGGCAGCACCGAAGATGTCCTCGGCGTCCTTGTGCTTGCGCAGGTGCTGGGCCATCGCCCAACGGTCGGAGTGCAGCAGGGTGCGACCCGACTTGCCGGTGTCGTCCATGCCCTCGACGAGCACGCCCCCACCCATGAGCGGGGTGCTGGTGAACTGAGCCATTGGCTCCTCCTTCTGGTCAGTACTCCTGACGAGGTGCCAGGAGACCCTTCTTCTTGGCTGCCCGGAACAGGTCAGCCAGTGTGGTGCTGGTGCTGTGCACCATCTGCTCGAGCTCCGCATCCTTGATGGCTTGAGCCTTGGCCGCATCACCTGTGATGTGGCGCAGGCAGTCCGGCTGGATGCAGGTGGGGTAGGTCTTGTCGGACCATTCTCCCTCGGCGAGGTAGGCCGATGCCTGCTGGGCAGACCTCGAACCCTCAGACGAAAGGATGAAGATCGAGTAGTCCGTTTGTACTAGGTGATCTCCATCCTCCGTGGTGGCCGTGACCTCAGCCAGCTGGCTGGCGATCTGGTCGTCGGTGATCTGGAAGGTGTCCATCATTGGATCTACTCCAGACTCTCGAGGATCAGCTCGAGGCTGTCCTTGAAGTCGAGGGTCCTGTACCTCTCGGCCAGCTCGTCGATGTCACCGAGACTGATGTGCTCGGCGAGCTTGTCGTAGATGTCAGCCAGCAGGTGCTTGTCCTTGTCGAAGGACGCGCGGTGGTAGGCGGACACCACGTGGTAGCCCGTGATCAGGTCATCCTTCACCGAGCTCAGGTCGTAGCCGTACCCGTGGTACTTGGCGTAGCGACCCGCCTCCCTCAGCCCGTTGTACTGACTGATGAACCCGGACCTCCAGTTCTCCCGCTTGCTCGGCATCAACGGCAGCGGGCCGTCGATGTCGTAGCCGGGGAACAGGTAGGGGCGCAGGTCACGGTAGGTGTCGGACTCCATGTCGTAGCCCGTGCCCAGCAGTCCGAAGTCGAACGACTCCAGCACCTGGGCAAGGGACGTGGTCGGGTGCCCGTCGACGATCTTGTAGACGACGTTCACCTCGAGCCCGTTGAGTGACTCGAGCTTCATCGAGTTGGTGTGCCAGCCACGCATGCCATAGCGCAGCCACCTCTCCCAGACACGGGAGAAGCGGTCGTCCATGACGTAGCCGTTGTTGAGCAGGGTCTGGATCGTGGAGACCAGGACCTGCTCGGTCGGCACGAACAGGTCGAGATCGGAGTAGCCATCAGGCAGGCCATGAGTCTGAGCCGCCACGCAGGAGCCGGCCATGAAGACCGGACTCCTGCGCAGCAGTGGCTGGACACTGGCGATTGCCTGATCAGGTGTCAGGCTCGCCATGTGTCAGACCTCCTCGACCTCGACCGGCTCGCTGAAGGTGAGCTGCGTGGTGGTGGCGGTGTCGACCGCCAGCTCCTGGAGCTCGGCGTCCAGGTCGGAGCGCTTGTCCTCCAGCTTGGCGATGGTCGCGTCCTTGGTGGACTTGGCTGCGGCGACAGCCGTGTTGTACTTCTCCTCGGCCTTGACGATCTTCTCGTCGA